AATCTATTTTAAAAAAAAAAAAACGTTTTAATATATTTTTAAGTTACGGAAGGTCTAGAGCTTTTTCTAACAATTTTTTTATTATATTCTGATCCCTATTGCTCAATACTTTTTTCTTTCCTCCTTGATCAACGGTGATCAAGTCAATCAAGTCAAGTCAATCGAAGGGGCGATTTTTTCGCCCCCTCATAATTTATTATTATAAGCTTGATACTATTTGCTCGAAGTATTTTTGATTGTTTATAATACTTTGAGGTACTTTATTATCTTTCATAAACTCTCTGTTAGATGAAAGCATTTCCTCATAGAGCTTCTTTTTAGATTTAATGATATACTGAGGCACATCTACTAACACATTAGCTTTTTTAAATCTAAGGTTAGCGGTTGTATCGTACTCGATATCCACTTTTCTATAGTCGTTATCGAAGGCTTGCTTGATAGTTGAACTAAGTCTAGCTTTTTCATAAATGTTGAAAGACTTAGATTTATTTCTTTTAGGATTGAACAATCTAAAAAGAACTTTTTTGTCTGCTATTCCTCTAAACGATAGAGGTATTTTGTTTTCTACTAACTTTGTCATATATTTCTTCTTTCTGTTTTAGTTAATATCTGTACAGTATATATTTTTTTATACACAATTAAACAAGATAATAATTATATTGTTGTTGATATATATACTCCTGATCCTCGTTGCTCCATCTTGCGCCTTTGATCCCTCTTGCTCCTTTGATCCCTACTGATCCACTAGGCTCAAGCACCTTGATACAAGCACACTGCAACAAGCATCATTGACACACTGACTGCGGCGGCGTGTTATTGTATGTTGCGTGTTATATTATATTATTGTATGTTGTGGTCTTTCTTTATCTTGTCTAGGTATGTTGACATCTCGTCCTCGTTCATTGCGTCAAGTGTACTATGTTGTACTTCTTTCTTCTCAATCAAAAACCCTAACAACTGTGATTTAAGTCTTATCGCATTGACTGCTGCGGAATATTGTTTCTTGGCACAAGCATCTTTGTACACAATGTCAAGCTTTGCAACCTCTTGTGACACACTCTCACTTGTCAAGCGCCTCGCATCAACCCTCAGTCTATCGATGTACTGGATAATCTTATCTTTCTTTAAGTTTCTTGCGGCTTGTACATGAGCAGAAGTTTCAGAGTAACCTGCGTCAACAGCACTGGTCCGCTTACCTTTTCCTTGTGCTATACCCTCACAGAACTTCTTTTCCATTGAGGTTAAGGTTGCTTCGTTAGTCTGATGAATCTGGTCTATAGTTATCGCCATAATTATCCTATTATAACGATTTATTTATGATTGTAAATTAAAGATTATTTTCTTGAATGATCTTTTCTTCTATAAAATAATGGTCGTGATATTGTTGCCCATTATTAATAGTATATAAATAATAACTTCCTAAGGCGCTATCGTGCTCTAATTCGAATGTGCCTACCTTTTTTTCTTTATAAAAGATGTTTCCACCTTCTTCTTCGTATCCACACTTATCTATTACTTTACCTTTTTTATTTTTAAGAATTAAACTCACTGTTGTCCTCCTATATTATATTAATTTCTACTTCTTTGATTATACATGTCTCACCAGTATTACTCTCTACGAAATCTCTGTGTTCTTCTGCTGATGCTTTATCTAAGAAAATAGAAATTGATTCGTATTGTGACTTTTCTTTGTTGAAATCTAAATTAAATCTACTAGGAAATGCCATATAAGTTACTGGGTCTTGACTGATTTTTTCTTTAGGTCTAAAGTCTAAATTATTAACTATGTAGCCCCATACTTTCTTTTTAGAAATGTCCATACTTTCTCCTTTTTAGTTAGTTTTTACTAAATTTAAAAATATAGAATATTAATCTTTGTTATACCAAGATATTTCTTTTAATGTATCTTTGTAAACTTGATTATCCTCTGGATACTTACTTATTAAATTATTGAGTGTTTTTCTCTCTGATTCAATAGTGTTGTAAGTTTCTTCTTCTATAGTGATGGTAACTTTTCTAATTGTTGAATAATCTTCGTTAGTGCTGCTTGAATCCCATTCTGCGTCCGCTTCTGCTTCTTTATGCGAAGTGTATATAGGTAAGATTTCTGGTCTAAAATCTTCTTTTTGTTTGATATCCATTTCTGGTTTTAAGAAGATAGTATTGTGTAATCTTTTATTTGTATCTATTGGTTGAGTATCTTTATCGTTAAATTTTAAAACGATGTATCCAGTATATTCCATTAGGCTCTCCTTTTTAGTTAGTTTTTAATTAATATAAAAATATAGAATAGAAACTAAGGTTATACAATATGTTTTATTTATTTTTCCATTCTGGATAATCCTTGTATATTTGAGGCATGTTTTTCTTTATCATTCTTGAAACATCTACTTTTGATATATTATAATATTTTTGTCCATCAACAGGATATCTCCCTGTTTCGTCCATTGTAGGATCGACTATATATTGTCCATCGAATTCGAACCCTAACATACCATCTGATATTTCACTGATTCTTGGAGATTTTTGAATGCTATTCATTTTAAAATCTTTAGGTAATACAGTTTTGTTGTGTGATTTTACGTCTATAAATTTACTCATACTCCTCCATCTCTTGTTGCTTTTACTTGTGCGTCTACTCGTTGAACATTTCTCTCTCTTTCGTGATATTCTTCTCGCTTGATACGGTCGATTTCTGTCATGCAACTAGCTTTTCCGTCAACACCATCTATCTTATCAAAAGTAGAAATAGCTTTACCTTCTAACTCTATCTTCCACACATTATCTTTTTCGAAGATATCATACCCTCGATATATTCCTTCTAATCGTTTCATATGTCTCCTTTATTAAAATTTAACTTATTTAAATAAAATAAATAAATAATAACAAAATTATACAATATTATTCTATCGTTTGACTATTAAGATGTAGTGTAGATATATCGCAAGTATTAGGGTCTACATCGGTAATCATTCTATTATGAGTTTCCTCTAATCTTTTACTAATGATTCCTACTGTATAATGTAATAAGGGAAACTGTTCTTTTCTTATTGCCATTACATCAAAGTCTTTTAACACTTTTTCTTGTTCTTCACTAACATAGATAGTTAGTTTTTTATATTTGTCCGCCATTATTATGCTCCTTTATTCGTTGAGGTATTACTTTATCCATATCGCATTGATCGCAACACACGCCTTCTTCGTATTTTGCTAGTGGTTCAGGATTATTTCCCCAGCCAACAAAACTTTCTTTACATAAAACACAAACTTGTGAATTATCTCTATCCATAGCTTTCGCTTCTTCAGAATCCATAGGATCTCTCATTATTGGTTTATCAGCCATTTAATCGTACCTCCTCTATTGGTATTACTTTAATTCCATAAGGCATAAGTTCAGGTTGTTCTTCTGGAGTTTTCCATGCTGCCTTATAAACAATCATATTTTTCTTAAAATTGGCAATATATTTAGAATATTCTACAGGAGACATTTCTTTTTTATATTTATCAAGCCAAGTTCTCGCTACAACATCTGATACACAAGTTTTAGACATATATTTCTTCTCCTTTCTTAATTTTATCAACAACTTTATCTACTTTTGCTTTATCAATCTTAATAGGTCTTTCAAGAAATACATTACCTCTTATAGAAGTATTTTCTAATGTAGTTCTATCAATAAGGCCTTGTCTTTTTTCTAGTTTGTCAAAACGATTATTCCACCATTGTCTATAACCTTCTGTAGCTTTTTTATTTACAGGAGCATTATTACTAATAGAATTTTCTCCACATAACATTTCGTAATTTAATTTACCTATACATAAATTACTAATTTCAATGGTATCATCTTTAATTAAACCATAGACTGTTTGCCAGTCCATCTTTTCTTTACTTGTTCTGGTAAATAATTCACCAGTAGTAAGAAGTAAGTGTTGTTCGTACATATTCTACCTTTCTATTAATTTATCTTAAAATTAAGAATAAAATATTTTTTAGCAATTAAAACAATATTA